GGGTGCCGCTGAACGCCAGGGCTTTTGAGATCCTGAACGAGCTGGATCGGTCAAGCGACTATGTGTTTCCTTGGAACAGGTACGCTTTTCAGTCTTTTTTCAGGGACAAGGTTGATCAGTTGCACGCGGCTGGACTCGTGAAACATCGCTATCGCCCTTACGACTTGCGCCATGTTGCGATCAGCCGCTGGCTGGAGAGTGGGATCCCAGTTGCGCAGGTCTCCAACTGGGCGGGCAATACCAACGAGGTGGTCTGGCGCCACTATGCCAACAACACCCAAGAGTACGAGATCCCAGTTCTTTGATCCCGTACTCCCGGGCCCCTGCGCCAAAATCTCCGGCTTTTTGATGCTTAGCCTCTGGGCATGGACTACACCAACGGACTCGGCGGCATCTACGTGGTTGATCCCCAGACCGGGGAGGCTAATCGCGTGGCATCTGATGCTGGCGCTCCCGAGCAGGAACCCAAACCAGAGGCGCCTGCGAAGGCAAAGGCGTCGCGCAGCTCCACCACTGAGGCCCTGAACGATGCCCCTTCGCTCTAAACAGCGCCTGGTCTTGGTTAAGACCGAAGGCAGCTCCTACGGCGTCAACAGCTCGCCAACTGGCAGCAATGCGCTGTTCATCAACGATGACCTTGAGCTGAGCCAGCCCGCTGGCGGCGGCGTAACGCAACGACGGATCCTGCGTCCGTACCGTGGTGCTTACGAAAACCTTGTCGTCAACAGCCAGGTCGGCATCACGTTCAGTGTTGAACTTGCCGGCAGCGGCACCGCTGGCACCGCGCCCGCCTATGCCGACCTGCTCCGCGCCTGCGGCATGGCGCAGACCATTGCGGGCTCGGCGCTGACCGGTACCGCGCAGGCTGGCGCTGCCGGAAGCATTACCCTTGCCGCTGCTGGCACGTCAGCCGTCAATGGCTTCTACGTTGGTCAGCTGATCTCAATTACAAGTGGCACTGGCTCCGGCGGCGCTGGAATCATCACCGCCTATAACGGCACCAGCAAGGTCGCCACTGTTCAGCGTACCACTGCGACGTTTACCCCAGGCGCCAGCAGCGGCTACAGCATTGGCGGCAACGTCTCGTTCAAGCCGATTTCGATTGTCGACGGCGTTGCTGATACGTCTTGCACCATCGTCTACAACGTAGACGGCGTGCAGCACGTGCTACTGGGCTGCCGTGGCACTGCATCGTTGAGCATGACGCTTGGCGAGATTCCCAGCCTGTCGTTCACGATGACAGGCATCTACTCGACTCCGACCGATACGGCCCAGTCCACCTACACGCTGGCCTACGCCAATCAGGCAACTCCAGTCGTGTTCAAGTCTGATGTCGTTAGCGGTTTCAGCTTCTTCGGTGTATCCACCTGCCTGCAAAGCGTTTCGCTTGATGTTGGCAACGAAGTTGTCTACCGTGAGCTGATCGGCTGCGGCAAACGCGTTGACATCATCGACGGTCAGACCAGCGGAACCGTGATGATGGAAGCCACCACGATGGCTACTTGGAACCCGTTTGAGGCTTCGCTGTCGGATACCTCCACTGGCGTGCTTTCGCTTGTGCAGGGTGGCACTGCTGGTAATCGCGTTGGGCTTGTGGTGCCCCGCGTTGACCTTGGCCAGCCGACCTACTCGCGCGATCAGGGCACGGAGATGATCAACGTGCCGATCACTGCCATCCCTAGCGCAGCCGGAAACGACGACTTCTTCCTTGTGTTTAGCTGATGGCTGATTCTATCCGCGAGAGGATTCTTGCGGAGATCGTAACGCGCCTTGGAAGCACTACTGGTGTTTCTGGGCGCGTTTTTCGTTCTCGCTTGGAAGCCGTGCATCGCAATGAAATGCCTGCGATCATTGTGCTGCCCGAAGGTGATTCCCCTGAGCAGCGCACGTCGTCGTGCAAGGTCGACAAAAAGCTCACTGTTGGCGTGATGGTACTGGTTCACGCCAATGTTCCCGATCAGGCAGCCGATCCAATCCTGCAGGATGCGCACAAGCGAATCTTGCCGACAACGGGCGGCCAGATTGACTTCACGCTTGGCGGTCTAGCGATTGACATTGAGGAGGCTGGTACTGACTTCAGGCTGGCTGCTACCGATGGCGTAGTAGTGCAGTCTTATTTGATTTGGTATCGTACTGCAATCGCTGACATCGCCGCTGCCTAGCCTGTAGGGCATTACGTTGCACTCTGCAATGGGATTTACGAAGCGTGCTGCTGGCACCGGAACCTATAAGTGGCCCGCCAAGATCAAGACTCCGCTTGATGGCGGCCACTATCAGGTTGAAGAGATGCTGCTGGAGTTCAAGCGGCAAGAAGCCGGCAAAACCAGCAGCTACAAAAGTGATGCTGACTTCCTGCGCGCTGCTGTTGTTGGTTGGGAAAACTACGCCGACGAAAACGGCAAGCCTATTCCGTTTTCCCTGAAAGAGCTGGACGAGTTGCTCAAGGATGAGTTCTTTGTCATTGGCGCATCGCAGGCATTTACTGACTCGCTGCTGGGTGCGCGCGAAAAAAACTGATTGAGGTGGCCGAGGCGCTGTACTCGGACTCGGGTTCAGGTGAATCTGCGGAGGATGACGCTAAGGCTCTTGGGGTCATCCTCCCGCCTCGCGACGACGAGCCACCGCAGGATATTGAGGTGTGGGAAGAAAACTGGGAAGCGTTCAGCATGGCGCTTCTCATGTTGAACGAGTGGAACTATGTTGGAATGGCGGGTCTGCCTGTTGGCTATAACAAGCAGACGATGCAGTGGTACTTCCAGTTGTTAAACGTTCAGGATCCTGAGCGCTTACTGGCCGAAATGCGTGTCATTGAGCGCACGGCACTCGGCATATTATCCAAGCGAAAGGGTAATTAGACTGAGCGGTAGTGCCTTGATGGCGCCGTGGCCGATAAGCGCACCATCAAGTTTGAGATCGGCGTTGACGCGGATACTAAGGGCGTCGAGCGGTTTGGCAGGGTTCTCAACGACCTGCAGAAGGCTGCGCCGATCGCAGACTCGGAACTGCGCAAAGTACGGCAGGCGGTTCTTGAGTTTTCCCAGCAGAGCGGCACCTCTGCTAATTCGCTCACAGCGCTTGAGTCTGCGCTGGCCAAGCTGCAGAACGAAGCAGCAGCAGGTGGCAGCACGTGGAAGCTGCTTGGCAAAGATATTGCCGGTGTTCGGCAGCAGCTTGGCGAGCTGACCGGGACGATCCGCAGTGCGGAGCAGGCGCAGAAAGACCTAAACAGGGCTCTTGCTGCACCGATTGGTAACACGTTTGGCAAAATTGCCAATCAGACTGCGGATCTCAAGCGCGAGCTGCGCGACCTCAACTTCCGATCCGCAGAGTACCTGCAGACACTCACCCGCATCCGCGAAGTTGAGACTGTTGGCTCATTCAACCAAGGCCGCCTCAATACAATCGCCGCCAATCAGGCGTTCATGGGCGCCACGCTGTCGCGTGGTTATGGCGCGTCCGAGCGCCTACCTGGCCTACCTGACACGATTGCTGGCGATTCGCAGCGCGTCAGTGAGCTGACCGAGCGGATCAGAAACCTTGATCGCGGAAGTGAGCTGTATCTGCAGACGGTTAAGGAGCTTACATCTGCTAACGCTCAATACGCACAATCACAGCGCGACCTGAATCGCGCTCTTAATGATGGAGTCCTTACTCAGCAAGGGATTCAGGAGGCCCTTTCCAGGGAATCCCGCGTCAACGCCAAGAAATCTTCCATTCAGGATTATTACACAACCGAAAACCAGAGGGATCCCGCCCTTGCTCGCGACCTCGGCTATTCGCCTCTTGACATAGCCACCCGCCGCAACGATGGCTTTGGCGATCGACCGCAGGTGCAGGCAGGCGCTGGCGGAGCAATGATTGCGCCGCCCTATCGAAGCGGCAACTACAGCGGGATTGGCGACGCAGGGCTCGGGCAGTTTGGCCCTGAATCGCCTGATGACTTCCGCCGTCGTGTTGAGCCGCAGGTTCGCGCTGTTGAGCAAGCGCAGGATGGGCTCATCCGTGCCCGCCGAGATGCTTCTCGCAGCATTGTTGAAAATTACGCAGCGACAGAGCGGTTTGAGCAGCAGCGAATTGATGAGATTGCCGCCAACAGCCTTCGACAAGAAAAGCAGCGGTTTGATGCGGAAATTGCGGATTTTGATCAGCGCCTCACCAGACAGGTCAACGCTCGGGCAGATGCCGAAAAGCGAGCGCAAGAGGCTCTTGATCGTCGCCGCAACCGTCTCCGCCAAGCTGGCCAAACCGCAACCGCAGTAGGCGTCGCCGGCTACTTCGGCGGCCCCGAGGCCGTTGTTGGAGCTGGGGTGGGCTCCGTGTTCGGCCCCGGTGGTGCTCAGATCGGCACCACAGCTGGCTTGGCTGTTGGCGGCATCAGGGCGCAGGTTGGTCGATTCTCAGATCAGGCCGCACAGCTCAACAAGCTGCAGCAGTCGCTGCGGTCCATTGCAGGCAGCGAGTCCGAGTACACCCGCGCCATTGGGGCGATCAACACCGCCAACCGTGAGCTGAACATCCCGCTGCTGGAGGGCACGCGGGCCATGACGCAGCTCACGGCAGCAGTCAAAGGCGCCGGTGGCACGGTGGCCGACGCCGAGCTGGCCTACAGCGGCATCACCTCTGCCATCAAGGCAACGGGTGGCTCTAGCGCAGACGCCGAGGGCGCCATTCGCGCGCTGGTGCAGACGTTCTCCAAGGGCAAGGTCAGCGCAGAGGAGATTCGTCAGCAGCTCGCAGAACGCCTGCCTGGCGCCGTGACGCTGTTTGCGCAAGCGACAGGCCGCACTGGCGCAGAGCTGGATAAGGCTTTTGAGCAGGGCAAGGTCGGCCTGAACGACCTGATGAAGTTCCTCGCGACGCTTGATAGCAGGTACTCCGAAACAGCCCGCCGCCTGGCTGCATCCAACGATGAAGCCGGTCTGCGGTTGCAGTTGCGATGGGAAGCAACCACGCTGGCGATTGGCAAGGCGTTTCAGCCGTTGGGGGCTGAGATTCAGAATAGTTTTACCAAGATCATTGAAAACAACGAAGATGCTGTTATCCAGTTTGCCAAGAGTGTTACGACGCTCACAAAGGCCCTTGGTGAAAATAAGTCAGCGCTTGAGGGGTTAAGGGTGGTTGGCGAGATTGCCAAGATTGTCGCCATTGCTGGAGGAATCAAGCTCGCCACCTCTGGTCTTAAGGCTCTTATTGGCGCGCTTGTTCCAGCTGGCACGCAGATTACAACAAGTGGTGGAGCTGCACTTGCTGCAGCAGGAAAGCTCGACAAACTAAAGACTGCGGCTATTGCACTTTCTAAAGCATGGAAGCCAGCACTTACACTTGCAGTCTCTATTGTTGGCTACCAAAAAGCGCTTGACGTCCTCAAGCAGTTAAGCAATTATCAAAACCCTGACGCCAAGGGTTTTGTTGCAGGCCTCGGAGGATTAGCCCAGGATCCAAAGATCCTCCTGCGTGAGCGTGAAAAGCTGCAAAAAGAGCCGATTCGGCGTCGCGGCCCTGCCCCTTTGAAGTCATCCGACCTAGCCGGCGTTGATCCTTTAGCGGGCGCATTTGTCGGCATTGTTAATTCTTTGATTGGTGAAGTCGACTCCAAGCGCCCCTCTGTTGCTCAAGGCAGAATCAAGGAGATAGATGCTGTTCTCGCAAAACAGAAAGAACTCAAAAAAGCTGCTACTGGCGTTCGTAATAGCAAACTCTGGCAAGAGCAGCAACAGCAACAAGACAAGGATGCAGAGGCGCAAGCCAAGCGCCAAGCAGCTATTGCCCAGCAACTTGCCGCCGAACGTCAGCGGCTCCTGGAAGACAACACCCAGCAAGAAAT